ATGGAGTTATTGTTGAGGCAAAGGGGTGGTTCCGTTCAGCCGACAGGTCGAAGCTTGCTCTTGTGAAGAAGGCTTCTCCCTGGGTGGATATTCGTTTGGTATTTCAGAAGGCAACCAACAGACTTAGCAAACACACAAAAACAACATATGCAGAATGGGCAACCAAGAATGGTTTTCCTTTTGCGGAGGGTCGAGTTCCTGAAACTTGGCTAAAGGAGAGAGATGAGCTTAGAAAACTTAATAGACTTTGTAAGCGATTTCGAAGCAAGGTTCGGTGCAAAGCCAACTCGGATAGGGCTGAAGCACGATGATTTTAATAACCTTGAGAAATCGCTAGAAGACCAATCAAAATATTCTTATACTGCTTGTTATCAAAATGGTAGCAGAATAAGGATGCTAGGATTAGAGGTGTATCCGTGCCGATGACAAGCAATTTTGTAGGGCATGAGCCTTGCACTAAATGCGGTTCGTCTGATGCCTTGTCTAGGTATGATGATGGGCATGGATATTGTTTTTCGTGCAGAACATATGTCAAAGGAGGATTAGATAATGCAACACAACCAAGGAGACCAACAACAATGATGCCACAGGAGAATTTTGTAGATGGAGAAGTTACAGATCTTACAAAGAGGTCAATAACCCTGGATACCTGTAAGAAGTGGGATTACAAAATTGGATACTATAATGGGAGGGCAGTTCAGATTGCTAATTACAGAGACAACGACAATAACATTATTGCTCAGAAGTTACGATTTCAAAACAAGGACTTTAAGATTATCGGGGATGGTCAACGGATGGGGCTGTATGGAATGCATCTTTGGAATGGTAATTATAAAATGGTAACGATTACTGAAGGAGAGATTGATGCTTTATCTGTAAGCCAGCTTTATCAAAATAAGTGGCCTGTGGTGTCCGTGCCTAATGGTGCTCAGGGTGCTGTTAAGGCAGTAACAAAAAACCTTGAATGGCTTGAGCAGTTTGAGGTTGTGGTATTCATGTTTGATAATGACGAGCCAGGTAGACAGGCTTCTAAAGAATGCTGTGCTTTGCTTTCTCCCAGGAAGGCTAGGATTGCTACTCTTCCTCTTAAGGATGCAAATGAAATGCTTGTGGCTGGTAGAGGAACAGAAGTTATTGATGCCATGTGGAGGGCTAAGGAATATCGTCCTGACGGAATTGTTGGTGGATCTGATCTTTGGGAATACATAACCAAGGTTGATTTTCAGGAAGCAATATCTTACCCCTACGATGGGCTAACTAAAATGACTCATGGTTTACGCCAGGGAGAGCTTGTTACAATTACTGCTGGTAGCGGTATTGGTAAGAGTCAATTCTGCCGAGAGATAAGCCATCATCTTTTAGTCAATGGGCAAAGTGTTGGTTACATTGCCCTGGAGGAATCAGTTAGACGGACAGCACTAGGAATTCTTGGAATTGAAATGTCTACTCCATTGCACTTACAAAAAGATATAAACCAAGAAGACTTAAAGAAAGCTTTTGAGTCCTGTTTATCTACAGGAAAATTCTTTACCTACGATCATTTTGGTTCCACAGATTCAAACAACCTCATGAATAAGATTCGGTATATGGCTAAGGGATGTGGATGTAAATGGATTGTTCTAGACCATCTTAGCATTGTTGTTTCAGGTATTGGAGACGGAGATGAACGGAGGCTTATTGATAATACAATGACAAAGCTTCGTTCTCTTGTTGAAGAGTTGAAAATTGGAATGATTCTAGTTTCCCATCTTAAGAGACCAGAGGGTAGAGGACATGAGGAGGGGGCTAGTACATCCTTAAGTCAACTTCGTGGATCGGCTGGTATTGCCCAGCTTAGTGACATGGTTATTGGATTAGAACGGAATCAGCAAGATGAGAATCAAAGAAATAGAACTATTGTAAGGATATTAAAGAATAGGTTTACAGGTGAAACAGGAATAGCCTCATACCTGGAGTTTAGTGCAGATACAGGGAGGCTTAGGGATATGGGCGAACCATCCGTTGATATCCCAGAGGATATGTAATGAAAATAAAATCAATTAGAAGCAGTACGCAATGGGCTATAGATCTTCTTGAAAGAGCTAGCAACAATATTCATAAAATGAATACTACTGCTAACCATTGCCAATCCATAAAGCTAAAGGTAATCAAAACACAGGTGGATACAGCTTTGGCTATTGCAAAAGAAACTATAAATTATTACACTAATAGAAAAGCGGAGGAGAGACGCAAATGAACGAATTAATATTTGATGTAGAGTCTGATGGTTTGCTTGACGAGACCAAGGAGATTCATTGTATAGTAATCCATGACACAAAAACAGGTGAAACCACACGCTACAACACGCAACCTGGGTGCAAGCCTGTTCAGGAAGGTGTGGATAGGCTGTGCAATGCCGATGCTAATGAGTATATCCTTGTTGGGCACAATGTACTTGGATTTGATGTACCAGTTATTTCAAAGCTTCATGGGCAGTACCCAGAAGCCAAAGTAATAGACACGCTAGTTTGTACTAGGCTTATTTGGCCTGACATACGAGAAAAGGATTTTTCCTTTGCAAGGAAGAATGCATGGTTTCCAAAGAATTTAATAGGTTCGCATAGCTTAAAAGCCTGGGGATATCGTATTGGACTTCGTAAAGGAGAGTTTAAGGATGGAGGTGATTTCAGTAAATGGTCACAGGAAATGGAAGATTATTGTGTAAAGGATGTCGAGGTTACTAAAAAACTTTGGGAAAACATAAAGCTTAAAGATTATTCAAGCGTAGCTATTGACCTTGAGCACAAGTTTTTTTCAGCGATTTACCTTCAAGAAAGATACGGATTTAAGTTTGATTATAAAAAAGCTGAAGAGCTTTACATGGCAATGGCTAAACGCCGAGTTGAGCTTGAGGCTGAATTGCAGAAGGTGTTTGAGCCTACAACCGAAAAGATGAAATCCAAGAGCTATGTATTCATGGATAAGCTGTACGGAACCAAGGCTGAAGCTAATGAGGAAGCCAAGCTTTGGGCTAAGAAAAACAACAAACCTCAGAAGGAGGGCTTAAGTCAAGTAAAAGAAGGTGAACAAAAAGAAAAGAAAATTCCATTCAACCCAGGTAGCAGGGAAGAAATTGCGGAAAGATTCAAAAAGAAATACGGATGGAAACCCCAAGAATTTACACCAGATGGGAAGCCAAAAGTGGATGAAGCGGTGCTTCAAAATCTTGCGAGTTTGGGCTATACAGAGGCAAAGCCCCTGCTTGAATACCTCCTTCTCCAAAAGCGTGTAGGACAACTTGCTGAAGGAAACGAAGCATGGATGAAATTAGTTAAATCTACTGGTAGAATCCATGGTAGAGTAAATACAAATGGAGCCATCACAGGAAGATGTACCCATTCTAAACCAAACATTGCTCAGGTTCCCAGGGTTGGATCTGAGTATGGAAAGGAGTGCCGTGAGTTATTCATTGCTGGTGAAGGTAAAAAATTGGTTGGTGCAGATGCGTCAGGCTTGGAATTGCGGTGTCTCGCACACTATTTGGCTAGATACGATGATGGATCTTATGCCTCAGAAATCGTTAAGGGGGACATCCACTCACTCAACCAGAAGTCGGCTGGATTGCCAACAAGAGACGATGCAAAAACATTTATATACGCTTTCCTCTATGGGGCAGGGGATGAAAAAATCGGGAACATTATTGGAAAAGGACAAGAAGAGGGTAGGCAAATTAAGAAAACCTTCCTCGAAAAAACGCCAGCATTAAAGAGCTTAAAGTCTTCCATAGAGTTTACTCTTAAACAAAGGAACTGGTTGGCTGGATTAGATGGTAGGAAATTACCAATAAGGAGTTCACATTCAGCTTTAAACACTCTTCTTCAAAGTGCAGGGGCATTGATTATGAAAATGTCCACAATTTTATTACTTGAAAAACTGCAAAAATTAGACTTTCTTTTTGGTCACGATTACGCTTTAGTAGCCCATATACACGATGAAATGCAGATTGAGTGTAGAGAAGACCTTGCTGAAGAAATTGGGAAAACAGCCGTTGCTTCTATTACTGAAGCTGGGGTGATGTTTAATTTCAAATGCCCACTAAGCGGAGAGTTTCGGATCGGAAACAGCTGGGCAGAAACCCATTAAAGTTTACTGGACTTACGCAAAGTGAAATTGCATACCTGGCTGGATACGCTGACGGAGAAGGTTGTTTCTCGATTGCCAATGGTTCAACCATTCTTATTGGAGTGGAATCGTGTTACCCAAAGGCTATTTACAGGTATTATAAATTGTTTGGGGGATATTTTGCTAGATATGACAGGAAAAAGAGGAAGGCTCAATGGAGGCCATGTTTTCGTTGGCGAGTCTTTTCTGAAAGAGCATACTTGGCTATCAAAACATTACTCCCTTTTTTGTGCGAGAAAAAGCGTCAAGCGGAGTTATGTCTCAAATTCTATGATACGAAGGATCCTAGAAAAAGAGTGGCAATTAATAACAAAATTAAAGAACTTAAAAAGTTAACTTATTTATGAGTACCACAATATATATTGATGGAGATATTGTAGCATACCAGCAGTCGTTTTTAGCTGAACAGGCTACAGATTGGGGAAATGATTTTTGGACTCTTCATGCTGATGTAAGAGAAGCCAAGAAAAGAGTGGATGTTTTTATTGAGGAATTAAAAGATACTCTTAAAGCTGATAAAGTGGTGATAGCGGTTAGCAGTACTAAGAATTTTCGTAAGGATATTCATCCTCAGTACAAGGAACATAGGAAAAAGATGCGTAAACCTGTGGCTCTTGGAGAGGTAAGAGAGCACCTTATCTATTTTCATAAGGCAGTTCATTTACCAAACATTGAAGCAGATGATGTTCTTTCTATTATGGCTTCTGAAGATGGTGGAATCATAGTTTCATTAGACAAAGATTTTAAGTCAGTTCCTGGTAAGTATTATAATTGGAACAAGCATGAAGATGGTGTTTTGAACATTTCCGAAGAGGACGCTGACAGGGCTTTTATGATGCAGACTCTTACAGGAGATATAGCAGATAACTACCAGGGATGCCCAGGAATTGGCCCAAAAACAGCAGAGAAGTTATTGGATAAATTGACTCATATAGATGCAATGTGGGAGGCAGTTAAAACAGCATATAAGAAAGCTGGTTTTGGGGAAACAGAGGCTTTAACTCAAGCTAGGCTTGCAAGAATTCTAAGAAAAGGCGAATACAATTATAAGACAGGAGAGGTAAAGCTGTGGCGAAGTTCAAAGTAAAAACTACCAAAGGCAAGGGTAAAAAAGTTTATATTTCTGGGCCAATGACTGGTTTTCCTGACTTTAACTTTCCTGTTTTTGATGCTAAGGAAGATCTTTTGTGGGAATGCGGATTCATTCCAGTAAATCCAGCTAATAATT